ACACTGTTACACGAGATCAAATTATTACCTTAGCTTTGCGTAAGCTAGGTGTTCTTGAAATTGGTGCTACACCTGATGCTGACACAGTGGCTAATGCTGCTATGTCTTTAAATCTGTTAATTAAGATGATGAGTACAGACGGACTTAAGCTTTGGAAAATATCCGAACTTATTATTCCTCTTGTCAGTGGACAGACTTCGTATATTCTTGGTGGCTCTACGTCTGTGTTGATGTATGACTCTCTTAATCCTACTGTGGCTATCACTGATAGACCACTAAAGGTTATCCAAGGGTTCTATCGTAACCAACAGAACACCCCACCTATTGACGTACCTGTGATGGTTATCTCTAAACAAGAGTACAACATCCTAGGTTCTAAGCAATCTACTGGTGTTGCTAACACTATCTTCTACGATCCACGCCAATTAAATGGTATTTTATATGTGTACTTAACACCTAACGAATACACTCAAACTAACCTGCAAATGCACATTATTGCTCAGTTGCCGTTAGATGACTTGACTACTGCTTTGGGTGTACCTAACTTCCCTAATGAATGGATGAACTGTTTGGTGTGGAATCTTGCAGATCAAATGTCTATGGAGTATGGTGTTCCCATGAACGCTAGACAAGAGATTGCTTTGCGAGCTAATGCTTATAAAACTCAATTGGTTGATTGGGATGTTGAGGCTTCTAGCACGTTCTTCTCGCCTGACTATCGTTCTATAAGCACTAACTCTTACGGGCGTTAAACATGGCTACAGAACGTATCCCACTGTCACAGCCTATTGAGTCTCGTAATGGGACTTTTACTAAAGACTCGTACTCATCTAACTGTTTTTTTGAAACTAGAGATGCTAAACGGGAGTTTATTAAGCGTCCAGGTCTTGTAGCTGCTAAACAGATTACACCTGTTACACCACCTGCCTACTTAGAAAGTCAGGGATTAAACGCTTTTAACAACAGAGTGATTGCTGTTATTAATAACACTGTATATAGTGTAAACCCTACTGGTTATGTAGTCAGTACTATTGGTACAACATCTACATCTACTAGTCAAAGCTACTTTGTAAACACCTTTCTAGATGCTTACATGTTCTTTCATAACAAGTTAAACTTGTACTTGTATAGCAATGCTGGAGCATTTAGTACTGTTGTTACTAATAAGATTGGTGCTATTGCTATTACAGACAGTGGAGCTAACTATAGCCAAGGGATTACCCTATCTTTTTCTGGTGGTGGGTGTGCTGCAACTGCTGAAGTAGACCCTACTACTGGGGTTATTCTCAGTGTTACGATTACTAATCAAGGTACAGGACTAGCTTCTGCACCTACCATCACCATTAACTTACCAGCTACTCAAACACCTACTGGTACTGACATACCTAGTAGTTACGTAGACTTTACTGTAAGTAGTGCTACGGGTTTATACGTAGGCATGTCTGTTGTAGGTACAGGCATAGCCACTAGCACTAAAGTAACGGCTATTGCTGGCACTCAAATCACTGTAGACACACCTAAGACTGGTGCAGTATCAGGTACTATTACCTTTACAGATGAGGGTGCTGGAGGCGTTTTAACAGCTTCGTTAAACTTTGTGCCTACTGGTCCTTATGTATCTGGGGCTGTGTTCTTAGACAACTACGTATTTATCGGTACTAGTAACAATAGAATTTACAACTCAGATGTTGGTGATCCAACTACTTGGAATGCTTTAAACTTCTTAAGCTTTGAGCAGACTGCTGATACCCTTGTAGGCATATGCAAACACCTAAACTATCTTGTAGCTTTTGGAGCTGTGAGTACTCAGTTCTTCTATGATGTAGGTAATCCTACTGGCTCACCTTTAGGTTTAGCTGCGAGCTATACTTTAGAGATTGGTTGTGCTAGTGGTGATTCTATTGTTGCTACTAATAACACTGTTCTATGGGTAGGCACTAGTAAAACCTATGGTAAGTCTGTGTACATCATGGATGGTACAGCTCCTGTACGTATCTCTACTGCCAATATAGATCGTCACATTGAAGCTGATGGTTTAGGGGATATAGCTGCATACTGCTACACAATTAACGGACATACACTGTATATCCTTACACTACATAACATCCATCAAACATTGGTCTATGACCTGAATGAAAAGATGTGGTACACATGGACTCAGTATTCTATACAAAGTACTGGTCAAGCTAATGCAGGTACATACCAAGAGTCTTACTTTAGACCTACCTACTACACCCAATTAAATGGTGTGCCATACGTCTTAGATGACGATACAGCTACTTTATATTACTTGGATGTCAATACATACCAAGATGCTGGTCAAGCCATCTACTGCCGTACTGTTACGGACATCTCTGACAATGGAAGTACTAAGCGTAAGTTCTTTGGAAGACTAGAGATTATTGGGGATAAAGTAGCTGGAACTATGCAGATACGCCATAGTGGTGATGACTACAACAATTGGTCTACCTACAGAACTGTAGACCTTAATGCTCCCCGTGCTCAAGTGTATTTAAGCGGTGCTGATAGACGTAGAGCTTGGGAGTTTTTGTGTACCAGTAATGTTCCACTTCGTATTGATGGTGCTGAAGTTGACTTTAGGATTGGTGAGATGGATCAAGAGCAAGCTGTTGGTGGTGGAAGATATAGGAGATAACCTTGGATCAAATTGTAGAAGCCATTAACTCTGTCGCAACTAAAGAAGGTTTTGACCTTCGTAATACCGACAGTAAGTTAGCCTTAGCTGAAGCATTGTTGAATCAAGAACAAACTCCTAACTCTATTATTCATAGGTTTGGAGGTGGACTTTACATACGTGAGGCTCACTATCCAAAAGGAACATTGATTGTTGGTCAAGAACATGTCTCTGAACATATGAATGTGCTTCTCAAAGGAAGTATTAATGTCATTGATGGTAATGGTTCTGTGCAAACACTTACTGCTCCACATATGTTTGTAGCTAAAGCTGGTAGCAAAGTGGGCTATACAGTAGAGGACGTTGTGTGGCAAAATATCTATGTTACTAATAGCACAGATGTCGAGTATTTAGAGTCTGTGTTATTTAAGTCTCCTGATATTCTTAAGCAACATCAGCAAGACAAACTAACTATAGATAGCCCCAAGTATGAAGAAGATCGTCAAGACTTTTTAGACATGGTTAAAGAGTCTGGTTGGACTCTTGAAGACATTGAGTTAGCATCTAAACATAGAGAAGATTGCATTCCTTTTCCAGATGGGACTTACAGTATATCTACTGGTAATTCTCCTATTCAAGGTAAAGGAATGTTTTCTACTGCTGTGATTAAACAACATAGCATTATTGCACCTATGAGGCTTGGTGGTTGTAGGACTCCTGCGGGATATCTTATTAACCACTCTAAGAATCCTAATGCAGTAGCTTTTAGAAATGATCTTGGTGATATGTTTTTAGTAGCATTACGAGACATAAGCGGTATGGCTGGTGGTGACTTAGGTGAAGAAATAACCTTGGACTATAGACAAGTCATGCAACTGAATAATCTTTGGAAAGGGACTAACAAATGTCTGCTGGAATCTCGTTAGCAACTATTGGTAGTGTTGTAGGTATCGCAAGTGGTGTTAACGCACTTACTGGCGGTGGTGTTACTAAGATGTTTGGTGGAGAAAGTGCTCCTAGCGGTGCTGAAGCACAACGCATGGCTGATCCATTTATGGATTACAGAGCTAATTTAGGTGCTATGTATTCTGGTGCATTGCAACCTGGAGCTAAAACTAACATCGAGTCTATGCCTGGATTTTCTCAGTTTCAAAGTGGAGTAATGGACCCTGCTATGGAAGCACAACAACGTACTGCTGCTAAGTCTGGTATGTTGTACTCTGGTAATGAGATGCAAGCTCTTCAACAAACAGGTCAAAAAGGTTACTACGGCTTTATGACTGATTACCTTAATCGTCTTGCTCAAGGTTCTGGTGCTGTTAATAATCCTGCTCAAGCTGCAGGTATGGGTTTAAATCAAATGGGACTTAACCAACAAGGCTTTATGCAAGGCATGGGTGCTCTTGGTCAGATTGCTGGTCAGTTCTCTGGTAGTGGTACTGTTGCAGGTAATGCGGGATTAATGAGTGCAGGACCTCAATATGGTCAAGACCTTGATTCTTCTTTTAATCAGTATCTTGCTCCAAGTGGCTCTGGATACCAAGGTCCTCCAATGTATCCTACATCTACGTAAGGATTGAATCATGGCATTCTTAATGACAGATGTAGCTGCAGGTAGTACTGCTGCTCGTAACTTACAACAAAATATATATGGTGCTCAGTATGATGAGGCCAATATAGCTGCGGCTGCAGAACAAAATCAACTTAAGTTGCAACAGGATCGTATCAAAACGATGTACGCTCCTGAAGAGGCTCAACTTAAATTAGAACAAGATAAACTTGGTAATGAAAAAATTAAGCTTGCTAATCTTGTTGCTGATACTAACTTTAAATCCAGTGAAGATTCTAAAGCAAAGTTAAAAGCATTAGCTCAAACAGAAGAGTTTCAAAAAGCTGATGATGCTGAAAGACTTCGTTTGTCTGCGGCTGTTCAGTTTCAAAATGCTGATATAGAGAATGGTACTAAGACCTTAGTTGCTTCTGAATTGTATGTTGCTAAAGATTTAGCTAACAAACAAAAAGTTTTAGATCAAAATTCCCAACAAATGGGTAATGCTTTTGCAGTTGTTGATGCTTTAAAAACTCCAGAGCAAAAAGAAACTTTCTTTAAAGAAATGGAAACTCAACAACCTGAGCAGTATCAAAATCTTATTAAACAGATTGGCCCAAGTACATTTGAAAAAATGACTACAGAAGAAAAACATGGTGCTCTTAAAGGACTAATGTTTAATGCTAAAGGTCAATTGGCTACTCAGCTTAAACAGATTGAAGCTGAAAAACAAATTCTTATTAATGAGTCTCGTGAACGTATAGCTCGTATCCGTGAGGATGGTAGACTTAACGTTAAACTAGCTGGTGGTGGCTCTGATCGTGATATGCGTGATTGGAAACTATACAACAACGCTATTGAAAGTATTGATAAGTCTGGTAGAAAAACTTTAGATAAGTTAAACGAAGCTGTTGATGCTGCTGATCTTGCACAAACAAAAAGTAAAGTTAGAAGCTTTATGTTTGACAGAACAGAGCCTACTGAAGAAGCGTCACTTGTTTATAGAAAAGCTGTTGAAGCTCGTGATAACTTTCAACGTAATCAACTTAAAAAACAAATTGATGTAACTGCAACAGCTCCTGACTTTCCAGGTAAAACTACTATTCTTGAAAACATGAATAGGGAATTAGAGTTGTATGGTCCTGCTCCTAAAGCAGCAAAAGAAGAGAAACCAGAAGCTACTAAACCTGCTGCTAAAGCAGAAGCTCCTGCTACTACTCCTGCTAAACCTAGTGCTACTAGTAACAAACCTCCTGCTAAACTAACTCAAGAGCAAAACAACGCAGCTATTACTAAAGCTAACGAAGCCATTAAGAATGGTGCTGATCCTGCTAAAGTTAAGGCTAGACTAAAAGAAGCTGGTGTTTCATTCAAGGAGTAATGTATGGCTGACAACATCTCTTTTGATGATTTGATTCCAAGTAAGCAAACAGATAAGTCAGCTCCTTCTATGGGAGCTGATATTTCTTTTGATGATCTGATACCTAAACAAACAGAAGCTAAACCTTCAACTACTTCTGTTATTGAAGGTAAAGGTGGTGCTGCTTTTGGTATTTATCCTAAAGCAACTGTAGATCAAGACCCTGCTAGTAGGATTGCAACAAACATAGGTCGTACTGGTGTTGAAGCTATTGGTCCCACTATAGCTGGTTATGGTGGAGTAGGTGCTGGTTTAGCTGCTACTGCACCTATAGCTGCTGTTGTTGCTCCTTTGACTGGTCCTTTTGCCCCTGTTGTTGCTGGAGCTATTCAACTTGCTGGTGGTATTGGTGGAGCATTCCTAGCATCAGGTGCTGCTAAAAAAGTTCAAGACATGATGCACGAAGCATTTGCTCCTGAAGACTTTGCTAAACGACAAGCAGAAAAGAAACAGTTTCCTGGAGCTACATTTGTAACTGAGTTGGGTGTAGGTATGGCAGGTATGTCTCCCAAAACTGTTGTCTCTGCTTTATCACCTACTGCAGGTAAATTTACAAAACTTGCTTCTACAGAAACTGGTCAACGTGTTATCTCTGGTGGTTTACAAGGTGGTATTGAAGCAGGTACTGAGTATGCAGGTGAAGGAACAATTACTCCTTGGAAAGTAGGAGCAGCTACTGCTGCAGGTGTAGCTATGCCTGGTTTTAACGTAGTAGGTAAAGTTCCTTTTACTATTGGTACTAAGGTTGGTGAGAAGATTGGTGCAAAGATTTCTACTATTCTTCCAGGTGGTAGGGACACAACAATTAAAACAACTACTGATCCTTTACCTCCTAAGCCACCTGAAGGTGCTACACCAGAAGAAAAAGCTGTGTACATTCAGAAGCTTGAGACTATCAAAGCAGAGCGTGATGCTAAATCACCACTGACTGAAACTGCTATTAGAGATAAAGAGACTGGTGCTATTGAACGCATGGGTCCTAAGCATGATGAGCAGCGTAAACTTGAAACTGCTGACACACATGACCAAGGTTTTGTAGATGAACGTGGTAACTTCTTGACTCGTCAGGAAGCTATTGATCGTGCTAAGAACACCGAGCAACTACCTAAAGACTACACACCAGATGCTCCTGAAGTAGGTTTGCGTAGTGAAGACTTGCGTAAGGCAGGTGATGAACGCTTTAAGCTTCCTGTTGAGCAGGATGTTAACGCTCCCCCTAAAGAAGTTATCACAGAGAAGCCTACCGAAAACAAAGACTATTACAGGCGACAGATTGGTGCTCTTGAAGGTGATAGGGGAACTATCAAAGAAGAAATTCGCATGGCAGCCGAAGAAGGTGATGCTACAAAGCTTGTTAAATGGCAAAAAGAATTAGAAATAACTGAAGCTGAAATTAAAAGAATGGATGCCTTGCTTGATGCGGCTGATAAAGGTGGAAGTGACTTTAGAAAAGATGCCCAAGACAATGAATACAAACGTATTGAACTAGAACTAGAAGCAGAGAAAGCTGCTAGTGATGGTAATGAACAACGTGTTACTAGTATCAATGAACAAATTAAACAACTAGAAGCAGAACATGCTCAGCTAGTTAAGAACATCATTGACGTTAAGTTTCAAAACTCTAGAAAACCAACTTGGGAAGAATTACAAAACTTTTTGTATGGTGCTAAAACTATCGGTGAAGCATTAGATCGCGTACTTGCTACCAAACAACTTGGCTCTATTGGTCAACGAATTTTAATGAAGGCTCTTAATGAGTCTAGTTTTATTCGTAGTACAGACCTTGAGTTTTATCAAGACTACTTAGCATACCAAGATAAAGATGGTAATTTAAAACAAGATGCTGCTGGTTTATACACAGGCTATGATGATACACATCTTGTGCAGATGGGTAAAGATGGCAACTTACAAGTGTTGCTGCATGAAACTATTCACGCTGGTACACAACGACTGTTAACTGACCAAACCACAGCTGCTGCTATTAAGATGCAGGAGTTATTTGATAAGTACAAAGCTTCTAGTGGTGATCAAAGCTACGGCTTTACTAACGTACATGAGTTTGCTGCTGAAGCATTTACCAACAAAGTATTTCAACGTCTATTAGGCGGCATTGAGGTTGGACAACAACCTAAAGGTGTTGCTAATAACATGTGGGCTGCTTTTAAAGAAACAGTCCGTAAAGGGTTAGGTATTGATGAGGGTGTTCGTACAGCCTTTGATGAAGTCATGGATCAAGGTATTTCTTTGATTAAACAATCTAAAGACTTTACTCCTCGTCCTGATTTTGCACCTACTACTGTTCCATCTAAACCACCTAGCTCACTAGATGAGCCTAGCAAAACACCAGGTGCTTCTGTTAAGAGCATGTTGGAAAAAGACAAGACTGCTCCTGTTGATAAAACTAAAACTGATCCTCGTGACGTTAAAAACGAAAAGGAATTCTATGAAATTGCCACTGATATTTACGAAAAGCATGGACCTACTGAAGCAACTAGGTTCTATGAAGGTTATCGAGAGTATAAAAAGACTTGGCTCGAACCTATTAAAGAAACTGAAAAGTTTGTTGGCATCAACATCAAAAACAAACTAGCCAATGATCGCATCATCCACAATGAAATGGGTCAGATGCAAGAAGTTGTACCTGATCCTGCTCGTAGAGAAGCTATTGCTGTAGCTGTTGACAAGGGTGATCTGTCTGGTTTAAGTACTACAGAACTTGCTGTTGCTAAACAGTATGAGGCTCTTGTTAAAGACATCGGTGATCGTGCTGTTAAAGAAGGTGTTGTTAAAGGTTTACTTGAAGACTACGTTACCCACATCCTTGATTGGCGTGGTGCTCCCAAAGGTGCTCGTGAAGAGTTTATTCAGTCGTTATTAGGAACAGGTAAACGTGATCCCGCTATGGGAGGCATGACTACTGAATCTAAGTTTGGTAAAGAACGTAAGTTTAAAACCTTTGCTGACTTAGAGTGGTACATCCGTGACGTTAACTCTCGTATTGAAGCTGCTGGTAAGTCTGATTGGAGACTTGGTATTAAGACCAAAGACATTGCACAAATCTACAAAGAGTATGCAACGTCAATGGAAAAGGCTATTGAAAACAAAAGGTTAGTAGATAGTCTTAAACAAGTACGTAACGTTAATGGTGAGACTTTAATTAAAGAAGTCAACAAAGATAACCCCATGCCTTATGGTTGGGAGATGATGGACAGTCCCCAGTTTGCTGGTTACGCTGTTCACCCTGATTTGATACCAGCTCTAAAGTTTGTGTTTGACTCTGGTCCTGGTGACTTGATGGCTGCACTTGGTTACGTGTCATCACTTACTAAACGTATTAACGTTATTGGTTCTTTTTTCCACGCTAAATCTTTGATTGAGGTTCTGTCTAGCACGGGTTCT